TCCCACCGGCATCAGCCGAACGGGACAACCGTGGTGAGGCCACTCTGCTCTTAGTGTTGAGCAGGGCACGTTCTTGGCTTCGAAAGATGTTAGGAAGGTGTCCAAGTATTGGTGAGCTGGACGTCGGGCATGGACCTGGGGCTACGTTCGAGTCGAAAGGTTGGCGCAAACCGTGGCATCACGCGACGGTGTACGATAAATACGCCAATTCACCCGCTTCAACCGTCGGGGCTCTCCCACATCTCGTCGAGTGGTCTGAATACGCCACTGTTGTAGACGATTTGTGGAACCTCTACGGCAACATAGATCTTGCCCATTTAGTCGTCCAAGGGAACCGGTTCTTCTGGGTTCACAAGGACGCCACTACCCATCGCGGCGCATGCGCCGAACCGACGGGTAACGTCTTTCTGCAGCTAGGCCTCGGCCGCTACATGAGACGTAGGCTAGCACTTTCCGGTATCAACCTCGAAAGAGGTAAGGAACTCCACATGCGGTTAGCAGCGGAGCTCTCCCGGAGGGGAGAAGGTGCGACAATAGATCTAAGTAAAGCAAGCGATACGGTGGCGACCTCTCTGGTCCGGTACTTGTTACCGCCGGACTGGTTTGCCACGCTCGACGATATCAGGTCTAAGTTTACCCTCATGCCGTGGGACGAAGACGGGGCGAAATACCCCCCGTATACTCACGTTTCATGGACGTCGGACGGCACCCCTGTGAAGGGGCCCGTTCAAAAGGGCAGATGGATCAGGCTTGAGAAGTTCTCCTCTATGGGGAATGGGTTTACTTTCGAACTTGAGACTGCAATCTTTGCTGCCCTCGCCCACGCGTGTGGTGGTAAGGTGGGGTGTGACACCTTTGTCTACGGCGATGATATTATCGTTGAAGACGAGTGTGTTGCTAAACGCCTCCTAAGATTGCTGACCTTGACGGGCTTCACGCCCAACGAGAGAAAGACCTTCGTCAACTCGCACTTCCGCGAATCCTGCGGTGGGGATTTCCACAATGGCGCATGGGTTCGTCCCATGTACATAAAGGAGGTACCCAATGACCCCGCAGGTTGGATTTCTATGGCAAAC